AGCTCTAACTAGCTTTTTACGCTCTTCGTTATTCTTTTTAGCTTCTTCTGTAGATTTTGATGAATAAGGAAAAGATTTAATTTGTGAAATAAGCTCTTTTGATTTGCTGTCCTTTAAGATTTTATCGAGTGTGCTCTTTAAGAATTGTGCAGACTCCTTTGCGTCTCTTTCGTCTGCTTTATCTGAAAGATATCTTTTTATTGCGCCACCAAATATAGCAGCTACACCAATTCCTCCTCCAATTACTAATGCTGCTACAATATCAATAATGTCTTTTACATACATTGATTGGATAAGGTTCCAATCAATTGCTTCGTCAAGAGTATCAGACTCTTGCAGTTGAGTTTTGCCAGTTAGAATTGCTGTAGCTGCAGCATACATCGGGTCTTGGTGATAGTGGAAGTTATTCATGTGTTAATTTATTTATATTTAGTTTAGTTCGTTAATTTCTAATTTTTGATCGAAGGTTTTGAAATAGTATTTGCTGTCGCTGTGTTGCTTTGCAATCTCATAGACCTTTTCAGCAGACGTCTTTGGATTTGCGATGTGTGTTACGTCTTGACTATAGACATTAAAATAACTTTCGCCATCTTCTTTTTCGATTGTATAGAATGTGGTCTTGGTAATCCACCCTTTGTTCGACTGCTTGAAAATCATAATAGCAATTGTGTCAGCGTCTTCTTGAGCTGCAGAAAATCCACCATTTTTACCAAATACATGATTGTTTTTTGACTTTATCATTGCAGCACCCTTAGAAGCTTTAAGTTCTTTAAGGGCAGACGCATGCGATGCATCTTCTGTTAATGATTCTCTGCCGAGTATCTTTGCTGCAGCGGCATACAACGGGTCTTGGTTGTAATGAAAATTATTCATATGTCTTATTTATTCTGCTTCCTTTGTGCTCTCAATATAGTCACGAGCACTGACAACATATTCTTCTGCCTTTACAAGATTTGCTTGAACGTGCTCTGGTAAATTTTCGTCGTCGCTTAGCATGTCATGCAATCCTTTTGCGTTGCGAATGATTGTGCGAAGTGCGGTCTTTGCCATGCTGCCTTCAGCGTCATACTCGCCTGCGTCTTGTTCGGCAGCTTCCTTTACGTTTCCATACTGATATGAAACAGGAACACTTTCTCCATCTTTAAAAGTTTTTGCAGAAGACTTTATGGAATTTAATGCAGTTATAAGTGAGTTGATCTTCTTTGGATCAAAGTCATCGCCACGTTTTATTGAATCAACAAATTGTTGAAATGATTTGCCTAGCGTGTATAATTCATTGTTGATGACATGTCCAGGCAAACGCATAAAAGACTCTTGTAAGTCTTCGGGCTTGCCTTGAAGGATTCTTGTTGCTGCTTCTATAAGCGGGTTTTTATGCATATCTTTCGTTTCTATTTTTCCAAATTTGTGCTGCCTTGTAGATTAATGCAGAGATGTTGCTTGATTCTTTATAACCAGAACTTTCTCCTCCGTCAAAATATCCATCAAGCGCAAATAAGAAATCTTCCATTTCATCTTCATCCAGATTGCGCACTGCTCCCATTGCCTTTTTAGCAAGTGGAAATTTAGCGGTGTAATATTCCTGTAGTGTCTCACCTTTATCTTCAACACCTTCATTATAACCATACTTTTCACCGGTCTTTAATCCGCTTGCTGCTCTTGCTGCGTCATAGAGGTGATCACTTATTTTTTTAATGACGCCTCTTGGATTGCCTTTGTGATCACGTGATGATGCATATTTTGTCATCTCGTCCATATGATCTGCAAATGCAAGTAAAAATTCTTGCATTTGACTTCTATTTAAATTGTCAATTTCTGCTAATAGGCGTTTTATAATTGCGCTCTGTGCTTCTTGAAGACACCCGTCTGAGGTCTTGCCCTCCAGAATCGTTGCTGCAGCACTCACAAGAGAGTCATTTTTATAGTTGTCAAAGGGTTGCATATAAGACTATTTATACAATTTCATAATTCGAAAAATGTATAAATAAGATAGATTATGAATAATTTCACATCATACAAAGAAGACCCATTGGTTTCTGCCGCTGCACATGTGTTGTCTCAAGAACAATTAAGCGAAGGCATTGTAACCTTTCCGAGCTATCGTGCCAAAGGCAAAGGCATCTACATTGGAAAAGATCTCATAAGCAAAGACGATTTTGGTTCATTTGTCGATACTGTAAACAGACAAGTAGACAAGTTTCCACTCTTTGGAAAATATCTTGAAGTTCACTCTGGCTCTGACAGCATTCGCGGAGAGTGTGTTGGCTATGCTCATATTCATGGCGCGCCAATGCTGCTCATTCGCGACAGCAACTATAAAGAAGTATGGATTGATGCAGATCGTGCTCAACGTGAGATTTATGCATTTACTCCAGCTAAAAAGGATGTCACTACAACCGGCACCGGATCAAGTGATAATCCAATGCTTTACAGCTTTGGCAAGACTAACTATTAAGTTGGTGGGCAAGGAGGGACTTGAACCCTCACGCATCACTGCACGGGCTTCTAAAACCCGCGTGGCTACCATTACACCACTTGCCCAAATAAAAAACGGAGCCAACATAGAGAAGGCTCCGTTTTTGTTTTATATTCTTATAATATTAGAATGTCTTCTTAAACTCAATTCCACCGAAGAAAAGATTCTTCATGTCTGAATGCACACCAACCGAGTCATCAAGACCAAGTGAGTATGAGACAAACGGAACAGCGGTCACGCCTTGCACAACTGGAATGTCAGTCGACACAGTGGTCTCAAAGTGAGTACACTGTCCTTCTTGAGCGAGATAGCCAAGCTCAGCGCGAAAGTCAAGCATCAATGAAGATCCAAAATCATCACTGTATGTTGCAGCAAGTTCGCTATAGCTGTTATTGTCACCAACAAGTCCGACATACTGAGTAAGCGAAAGATCGATTGGACCAACTGCACGTGATACAGTCAAGCCAGCTTCTTGCGATTGTCCTTCCTGTCCTGCATAGTCTTGCGAATACCAGGTATAGCTCAAAGATACGAGATAGTCAGCAACACTCTTAGAAAAGATTGCAGAGAGCTCAGTAGCTTCGTCCTTCCCAGTTGTTTCAGCGTTTGCATAGTCAGCGCTAAGTGCCAACGAAACGTCCGCAGGAAGTTCAGTTGTCGTTTTGACGATTGCATTTGCTTCATTTGCACCTAGATCAGCACCACGCCAAACCTTATCAGAAGAGTAGCCAGTTTCAAGCGTCACCGGCGTGAATGCTGAAGGAGCGTCTTCGATTGGGCCTGCATAGGCATAGTTAAGAGCAGCAAGTGCTGCAATAAGTCCGACTTTAACGATTTGTGTTTGTTTTTTCATATTATAGTTCATTTTGTTTTTCAGGGGGAGAAGTGGTGGGGAGTGAGGGATTCAAACCCCCGGCCGACTCGGTGTAAACGAGATGCTCTATCGCTGAGCTAACTCCCCATAAAAGTATCTATATGTGTTGGCGGAACGTGTAGGATTTGAACCTACGGTAGAGTTGCCCCTACATTTCCTTAGCAGGGAAACACTTTCGACCACTCAGTCAACGTTCCAAAATGGCGGGTAGAGTAGGATTCGAACCCACGGAGGCGATTAAACCTCTCTCGATTTCAAGTCGAGCGCCTTAGACCAACTCAGCCATCTACCCTAAAATTTATAAGCCGTCAGACAGGTCATAGATGCGATTTGAAACATCAACTGACTTGTCTTTCATGAGTGTTTTGGAAAGTGTGCTGTTGTATGACAGCAGCAGTGCAATTGCAAGTGGATCAAACACAGCAATGATTATGCATATAAAGGCCATTACGATTGTATCGAGCGGCAGATTAAACTGATCGGCAATAAACTTAAACGTTCCAATGTCTTTTGATGCCGACATCTTGAGTTTTAGCTCTTGTATTTGTGTGTCAAGCTCTCTCTTGCTGTCTTGCAGTTGAACTATTCTCTCGCGCTGTGCTTGCATTTCAGCCGCTGTTCTTTCAATATCGGCATAGATTGGTCGTGCATTTGCCGCAGACATCTTTGGCAAGCGTTCTTCTTGTGACCGCCGCGCAGCGTTTAGTGTCTCTATTCGTGAGTTGATTTGTGAGACTTCAGAGTCGATGCCGCTCTTACGTTCTTGAAGAGACCCAACCTGGGAGTCGATGTTAGAAAATTGTATTGAGTTTACAGCATAGGCAGACGATAGATAACCAAAAATACCGAGTGAAGTTATACACATGAGTACGAGTGTCGCAGTGACGAGATAGCCCTTTAAGAGCGCTGATGTGTATGCCCAATAGTGATGCAAATAGGTCGTCGCTACAAGTTTGCCAATCTCTAGTGCACTTGCCATGATGAGCACTGAAACATAGCTACCACTAAAGAGTGTAGCAATGCCAAGTACTGAAAACCATGCGGCACATCCAGCCACAAGTAGACTAGTAATGAATAGCAGTGCACGTAAAACCATGTCATGATATTTATAATGGTGGGCCCGGTTGGGTTCTTATTAAAAATGGTAGGCCCGCTCGGATTCGAACCGAGGGTCACCCGATTATGAGTCGGACGCTTTCACCGCTAAGCTACGAGCCTTTATAGAAATTTAGTTCTTAGAAATATTTCGATTTTTTAAAGAATTTGAAATTTTTTGTTTTGTTTCTTCGCTCATCGGCTTTCTTAATTTTGCTGCTTTCGAAATATTTTGCTTTGCAGTTTCACTAAGTTTTCTACCTTTTGATGAAGAACCACCACGTTTTCCAGCATCAATAAATTTTTGTTTATTATCACTGGAATTTAAAGTTTTTTTAATTTGTGAAATAGTTTCATTTGAATGAGATTTGCCTTTAAAATGTGATCCACCTTCACCGCCGACTCCCATGTTATAAGTGTCCTTGCAATTTACAAATTCTTCAGTAATCAATTCTCTTTCTTTTGCATTCATCTCCTCTTCTGTTTGGAAAATAAACAATATTTCTTTTTGAAAATTTTCCTTACCATATTTTAATATAGCTTCCTTGATTGCCTTTCCGGAACCATAATACGAATCATTTGGATTAGCAGTTTGATGTTTACCTATATAAAATTTATTATTGATTAGATTTGTAGTTTTATAGATTGTATAGAACATAATTCTATTTATACAATCATAGACCCCTGCTCTTACCGCTGAGCTACAAGCCCCTTTCATTATAAAACTGGTCCGTTTTCTTTTTGTTCGTGATCTATGTATTGCCCAATATGTTGATGAACATTCAGCGATCGACGAAATGATTCATGCTCAAGTTTGGCTATTCGCTCTCTAAGTTCATTCATCTCAGAGAGTAGCGCTTCTACTTCGGCGTCAATCAAACTTTTAATATGTTCTGTATTCATAATCTTTTAAAGATGGTAGCTATGGTCGGACTCGAACCGACAAGCCATAAGGCAACGAATTTTAAGTTCGCAATGTTTACCAATTTCATCACACAGCCATAGAAAATTTAGAGGTTGTCGACGAGATAATTGTTCGACTTTAGGGACCTCATGCTCCTGTAAGCGATACCACCACAGTACCGAAATTTTATTTATTAGAGATATTATAATTCTTACATGATTCTAAAGAATTTAGAATAACAATATTGTCATATTGATTTAACAAACATTTTAATTTTTCATTTTGAACTTTAATTGCTTGGGGATTTTTTGGATCTAGATATAGATTATATTCTGGAAGATAAAAATCTGGAAAATAATTATGTGTTATACCATCTTTATCAATCCATGGCAATGGACTTGGTCTAAGCCAAGTAATATTACATTCATCTAAACGTTTAGCGAGTTCTAATTCCCATGAAGAATCTAACATTATTCCATTATATTCAATAATTCCTCTTCTTAATCTTCTATGAGGTGAAGAAAGCGCCTTTTCTTTCATCAATTGTTTAGATTTTTCAGTATGTTTTCTTCCTTTCCAATAGTTATTATTAATTAACGGCGAAACTATTTGCTTTCCCTCAGATTTTGCTTTATCATATTGATTAGTAATTCCAGATTCTTTTTTCGCTAAATTCATAGCAGCAACAGCCTTTAATGAACCATTTTTATATTCAGTTCTTTTTGGGTTTTCTTTACACCATCTACTATGGTTTGCCATCCATCCACTTGGTTTATCGCACAAATCAAATTCTTCTTTACAGTGTTTACATTTATTCATAATAGTGTTTTTAAATTGGTGGGTATACTAGGATTCGAACCTAGGCGAAGGATTTAGAAGACCCTGATGCTATCCATTACATTATATACCCATACACTATTATTTATAAATTAAATCCCTTGCTCTAATCCACTGAGCTACGTTCCCGTTTTTCATATTTAATTAAAGTCAAAGGTGTCTACTGTAATGTCATGTTGCTTAAGAAGACGAACCGCGTTGTCACGTTTACGTTTGCTGTTCCAGAAAAGCTCAATCTCTGCAGCATCGGCATCGTTATAGGTGTGAATGTCGCTTAACGCCATTGCTTCCATATAGCATTCATCATTGTGAAATACAATCGAATATTGTTTTGTTTTCATGCGGTCTTAGTCGATGTCCTGTTTCATATTGTATTGGAGTTTCTCAAAAGATCAGACTTCAGCATTGACCTCACATTCATTTATAACATAATCATCATACGCAGTATTTTCATAACGATTGTTGACACGATCAGCATCAACCTTAGCCTTATAGGCATCTAGTGCGCAATTTGCTTTTTTAAGTGAGCTATAAGCTCCTAATACGACGTCGCCTTCATAGTCTACGCGTCCTAATAAGAGAAATATTGAAGATTTGTTTTTCATATTGTGGTTGGTGTTGCTTACATGGTTATTATAGCATAAAACGCACAGAAAGTACACAACTTTTTTCATAAAAGTGAAAAAAGATCCCGAAGTTAAGCCTGGTATAGAGAAAATTTGCCCATGACAGATTGCTGCTACACTCACCCAGGGCTGGGGCTAGCTAGGAACCACACCTAGCTGCGTCATGACATATTTGGATTCGCGCATGATACGAATTGCGAGGGGGAGGGCTTTAACCTCCACTCTAGACTATGGGCCTAGCGATCTCCGTATGATCCCTCTCGCAAAGTGTTTTCCCCACTACCGAATAATTGACCAGAGTCAACTTGAAGAAACGCAGTGACTATTTCATCTTGGTGGCTAATTCCAAGACTAGTTTAATGTGCGTCGGATTACATTCGGCGTCACCGGGTTGCCATCCCGTTCTTAGCCTCAATGCTCATTGTAGGATCAATGCCTACAATGGCAGGGAAAAATGGTGGGGTATTCTCGTATCATGTTTAAACCATGCGCTGTCTAGTGTGCACCCATCAAGCGTAGAGGGCATGAGGAGAATAAAGCCGCTAAGCTCTGCCCCATTGAAATTGGTGCGTCATGTGAGGGTCGAACTCACGCCTTCAGAGTGGAAGTCTAATGTGCTGCCGTAACACTTATGACGCAAAAAATAGACAATGTAGATGGAATCGAACCATCGCCTCGGCGTTGTCGCCTATCCTATCGGACAAGAAACCCTTTGCTTGGGGCGTGCTACCACTACACTATACATTGAAAGACTTAACGTTTGATCAGGTCAGACACAGCACGTGTCATTTTACCAATGTCAGCCATTGTTGGAAAGACACTGTTCGGGCTGTCGCCACCTCTAATTGAGAGGATTGGCTTGTGTGTGCCGGTTTTGGCGAGTGCCATATTGCCGCGAATATAGTCATCAGCACCCATCTTGCCCATGCTCATAGTGAGCGTATACTCTTGTCCACCAATCTCAAACGAGACACCAGTATAGCCAGAGTCGAAAAATTTGGCGTGTGTGATTGACCCACGGGGCGTGTCGGCAGAATTTAAAATTGTTTGCAGATAATCTTGAACGCTTTCTGGAACAGACCGTCCAAAGCCAGTGACTGGTGCAATAGCGACCTTTTCGAGAATTTGCTTTGCAGCTTCAACTAGACTGTCTGGTTGTGTAGAATTAAATGCGTTCATACTACTATTTATAAAAATGGTGGGCAGAGCTGGATTCGAACCAGCGTAGGCGTTAGCCAGCAGATTTACAGTCTGCCCCCTTTAGCCACTCGGGCATCTACCCATTTAGCAATGTATGGTTATTGACCCACACGGAATCTAGTATTTTATATACTAAGTTAAAACTGTTTTTGTATCTCTATTCTTTACCCCTTAAAAGGCAAAAATATATCTACCAAATAGAACCAGGTTTAGAGTTGGGTCTATTTTTATCCCAAAAATGCTTACCAGCAGCAGTTTGATCTGAGCTACGATATATTTTATAACCACGTTTCGATAAAATATCATAAACCATTTTTGCTAGTCCCTTACCTCTGTGCTCTTTAGATACCCAAATATCTATAGCTTTTAAATTTTTATTATCGTGTTTAAATGTAAATGTACCGATTTTTATTCTATCATCAATAAGATATACATATATCTCATCCAAGTAACTATCGATATCTATTTTAATATCATGGGTTATTTTTTTACTAAAAATTGATTTGAGTTTATCAATAAAACTTTCTCGTATAAAATACTGTTTAAATGATATAATCATAATACTATTTATGCGAAAGTGATGAGCTTTTATTCTTGTGCCATGCTCAGGGCTTAACAGGTGTTGTTGCTACATCAAAGGAGTTATGCTTGTTTAGCGTTCTAAAGTCACATCCTATGAAACGCAATTGCCGCTATGCGAACCGCCCATTAAAAAAATTGGTTGCGGGGGTGGGAGTCGAACCCACACCGAAGCCTAGCTTATGAGACTAGTTCAGCACCACTACTGACTGCCCCGCGATTGAAAATTGAGCCGTCTAGAGAGGCGACATAGACACATTCCCGTACGCACCCGCATATGCAGTCCTGCACGTCATTTGTGTCTATGTACCGGGCATGGAGCCCGTGCACCTCTCTAGCGGCAAAGTTGGTAGAGGTACAAGGATTCGAACCTCGACAAACAGAATCAAAATCTGTGGTGCTAACCGTTACACTATACCTCTATGGCACGTCACCACAGATTCGAACTGTGACAAAAGGTTTTGGAGACCTTTGTGCTACCGTTACACCAATGACGTATAATGGTGGAGGTTACCGGATTCGAACCGATGACATTCTGCTTGCAAAGCAGACGCTCTACCAACTGAGCTAAACCCCCTAATAAAAAATGGTCGGGTAATTGAGAATCGAACTCAACTAAACTTGCTCCCAAAGCAAGCGCCTCGCCAGTCGGCCTTTACCCGTAAAAATATGGTACACCCAGTTAGACTCGAACTAACGACCCCACAATTATCAATCGTGTGCTCTAACCAAACTGAGCTATGGATGCACTTTAAACTGGAGCCGAAAGTGGGATTCGAACCCACGATGATGTTTCCAAACCGGATTACAAATCCGGTGCAATCGACCACTATGCGACTTCGGCGTGATTGTATAAATCAATAAATTTTTTAAAAAGATTGCTATTGTATGCTATACCAACAGAATTAAATGCTCTACTTAAACATTTATGTTTTTCATATTCTAATTTTAGATTATCAAAGTTGTCTTTAATGATATTTGGTTTCGAATTATTCTCACATTGTTTGCAACAATATTTTTTCTTTTTCTTATTTGAAAATGTTGAATTGCAAGCTGCGCATGTAAAATGTTTTTGTTTCTTTTTTACAGTTCTTCCAAATTTCCATTCTTCGGAAACAATATAATCTTTAGAAACTTTCAAATTAACAATACCATTTGTTATCCATTTTGTATCATACTGACTATTGCATTCTCCCTTTGAAGTAATTTTAAATCGATGAGATGCATATTTAATAAATTCTTTACGTGCCCATTCATACATACGACCACTTTTAATGCATGGTCGATCACACGTTTTTGAAGATTTCATTTGCATTGCCCAAAGAGCATATGCAGTTTGGCTGCATCGATTAAATTTTGAAAGAAGCAAATGCGCAATATAATGTTCACGACCAGATAGTGCTACAATGTTTGATTCATCATCAGTGCCTCCCAATGATTTTGGGACTATATGATGACGTTCAATATAGCCACACGTTAAGATATTTTGACGCCTATATTCTATTAGGCGATTATATATCTGTTTGTAATCCATAAGTTTATTTATACAAAACGAACATTTAACTTACAAATTACAATAAAAAAATTGGCTCCGACTCGTGGGATCGAACCACGGACCCGATGATTAACAGTCATCTGCTCTGCCGCTGAGCTAAGTCGGATTGTGAAATTATTTATAGTGAGGAATTTTAGAGACAAACTCCTCAAAATTTTCCGTATCAATGTCTATATATTCTTCATTGAGAGTAAGACGACCCCTGTGCCAGGCATTCCATTCTAGATCTTCTTGCAGCGTCTCTGATGTATGAATCTTTACTAGACTGTTTTCTCCAGAAATGTCGCATGCAGACAAGGCGTCTTCGTACTGTTCATGCCAATCAAGACCACCGCATTCAGAATCTTCGCTCACGAGTTCAACGAGTTCTTCGTCAGAGAGACCTGCATATTCATCATAGAGTTCTCTCAACTTTTCAGTGTCAACGCTAAATAACTTTCCAGTGTGTACAGTTTCAGTCGTCCATTTTTCGATGTATATTTTCATAGTATTATTCGTCAAGTGAATTTAACCAACGCTTCTCACGTACGCGTTGGGCATGAGTAGACCACATGCGACCTAGCGTGAATCCTAGAGCATGCATTTCAAAATAGTTTTGAAAGCGTGAATGATCGCGAGTGACTCTAAACTTGTGTTCACCGCTCTTAAGCGGTAGTTTTACTGAAAGGTAAAATTGACCGACCTTGATGTATGTTGAGGTGCGAATGACTATTTTCATTGTATATTATTTATTGGTACTCACACGGGGAATCGAACCCCGATTGTACGGATGAAAACCGTAAGTCCTAACCGTTAGACGATATGAGCAGGTGTTGTAGATGGACGCACGTTCCAGTAACGCTCTGGACTAGGCGGTTTTGCAGACCACTGCATAACTTCTCTGCCAACGTGCGAAAGTGGTACTAGAGGTGGGACTCGAACCCACATACGGCTCGATGACCGATTCTACCCCCTTATAAAGAAGGACCTTTAACCAATTCAGGACACTCTAGCATTAAAAATTTGTTCTTGAATTTTATCCCATGTAAGCATTGTTTTATCGAGAATTAAAACTCGTATTGAATGGGTCTGTTCAACAATTTTAATTTTTTCGCAATCACTAAACCCCATAGATGGATTAATGTTATTGATAAGAAAATCATTTTTAGGATCTAGATATACATCAAAATCTGGCAGATAAAAATCTGGTGTATATTGTCTACTTTTATTGAATGGATCGATATAATCGAATTTTTTTGGCTTTATCCATCTTATGGAATTACTATCTAAAGATTTTGCAACACATACTTCATAAGAAGAACCAAATTTATGTCCATTATATTCGCATTTAGTATTAACAAATTTACCACCAAGACCACGACGTTTAGCATGATCTGACATATTTTTTCTTAATTCTGAAGTGCTCCTAGCTTTAGCTGATGCAGACATCTTTTGTCGCGTTTCATTAGAAACTTCCACTGCAATTGGTTTTGGCAAATTTAATTTAATTGCTTTAGTATACTGATTTGTTCCATTTCCTTTGCGGGCATTCATAGATTCCATCCAACGAATAGTTTTACCATTTGGTAGTTTTTCACTTGGAGGTAATTTATCTTTTATTTTTCCATTTTCACATGCCCTTGCATGTCTAGAATAGGCAAATTTTGAAATTTCTCTATTACATACTGGGCACAAGGAATGGTCATTCATATAGTTATTTATAAAAATGAGCAAAGAATCCGCTCTACCACTGAGCTACAGGAGGGAAAAATTTATCGGTTAATCATATTGGCATGTCGATGAGGAGCGCAATGCGCTGCAACTACAATCGACTATGACTTTTTATAGGGACCGAAAACTCCTATATACAAACCTTTGACATCGCATCACTGAGTGATCCAAGCCGTACAACCACGGACGTTCTCAACTTTCAGTAGCAGTTGATGTGGCATTTAGTTATGAAACTTTTGTTTCTTGTTGCTTACAGAGACATTATACACTAAACTCTCTCATATGTAAACATCTTTTTTATCTATAAGTGATTTATTTATATTGTAAAAAATCCTTCCATTCATCGCGAATCGTAACTTTTTCACTAAGCGCGCTAAACTCGATGTCTTTTAGCATCTTAGGTTTTACCTCTGAGCCATGAATGTTGAAATATGGAAACTTGTTTGATTTTTTGGTATTGCACTTTTTGCAAGACAGAACGATATTGTCGTCGTTGTTGCCGCCTCCACGACTGCGAGGAATGAGATGATCACGAGTCGCAGAAGTGTATGGAATTTTCTTTAAGCAATATTGACATTCTCCTCCATAGATATAATACAGCTGACGAAGGTTGATTGCGCGCGGCTGCTTTTTGCCTTGCTTGTAGTGACCAAAATAGCCTGGCACCACTACAATTGTAGGAATTGCCCACAATGTGTCGACGCTTCTCAGCGCAGGATTGTTTGGACTGAGATGATCATCGTTTGCTATCCAGCTGCTCCAGTCTCGTATGTTTCCATACTGGTCATAGGCTTTTACGCCTCCAACCATCATGTTTCGAATTGCAGACCGAGCAGAAAAAAATCCACATGGTTGAAAGCCTGCAGTCAATACGAGTGTAGTCTTATGAGAGGGAAAAACTGGAATCATGAACAGACGAGAGTATAACCACCAAACTTAGAGCGCACGACGTTGTTTACATAGACTGCAATGTGTGATGCATCTTCTAAACGAATTCTAGTGTGGCTGCGAAAGATTGAGCGACGACTAGAAATAGAATATTTGTGACGATTTGGATTATTTTTTCCAAGGCGGCCATAGAGGTCAACTCGTTTAAATTTTCCAACATAGTCTGGAGACTCCATCTCTTTCAAACGCTCTCTCAAATTATGAGTTTTTACCTCACGCCTCAAATGAAAGATTATTGTTTTTCCAACCTCGTTATTTTCAACCTTTAGTATTGTTCGTTGTGTGTTCATATTAGTTAAAGAAAAGATAGACTGCTTTGAACAGAGCGCTGATGAATCCAATCATACAGACTCCAAAAAATAGTGATATCAAGATGGCTAGTGGATAAAAATGCGATAGTTTCATGGTTTGGTGTTTGTTGTTTAAAAGTATCCTCAGTGCTTTACAGCTTCAATTGGGGCTGAGGAGCCTCCCAGGTTTCTATCACCTCCGAATTGAACGGACTTTTGAATAATATTCTTATAGGCCACTACCAGGTCATGACTACTGGCTTTGCGATAGAGAAGGTTTTAAAATCTTATGTCGTTATTCTATTTGTATTTGTTGTTGTTTTTTTTGGAAATGGCACCGCAGGCTATGGAATTGCACCATGAAACTTTTTAACGCTCTCCCTGCGGACAAGAGGCTCGTTCCTTTTATCTCTGATTTCGTTTGCAACCTCCATCAGTAAATTTGTTTTTTGAAAATTTCCCGTGCCTAACTTTTGTTGCTGATGAAACACGGGCATGTTCGGTTTCCTTACTATTGCTGAGCAATCCTGGGGTCTTCCTATCATCAGAAACGGCTGTGTGAGTCCATCTGCACATTTAATTTTCTTATCTTCTCGAGCTGCAGTCTCTTACGATTGGGGCATTACCTTAAATTTGTTTTTGAAAGTGGTGTCCCCCGCGAGGAGTCGAACCTCGTCTCCCAGAGTTCATTCTAGATCATTGACTAAGCTATTCATGTTTCGGTGGCGTTAACTCCAACCGGTCACATGCCCGGGATTCACTTAGTGTTTGTTCTAGAAGATCTACTGGCGGGCCAATACTTCAGGGGAAAATTGTTTTTTGAAAGTGGTGAGCAGTTTTAAGAGATGCTCAACTCTCTAGAGCGGTTTAACGAGTGCCCGAAGCTCAAAGCTTTTTAAAAGATGTTCAACTCTTGTGATTACCAACTACCGTTCATGGTTTGGATAAAGATGACGAACCAAACTGCTGCATTGATTCCGATGAAAATTCCTAATGTTTCTTTCATATTGTGTTGTGTTGCTTACATGGTCATTATACACTAAAATGCAGAGAAAGTACACAACTTTTTTCAAAAAAGTGAAAAAAGGCCCCGAAGTTAGGCCCCGTATAGAGAAATCTAGTGCTCCCAAGGTCTAAAAATGTCAAATTTACGACTTTTTATGCAAAAAATACCCACCAAAGTGTGCATCGTTGAGAGGCATGGTGGGTCTGCTCGAGAGTTATATTTGACAAAAATCAAAAGAGTTTATTTACTCCTTTGGTATAGCTGTTTTAATTAGTGCACGATGTTCAAGGCGAGCCTTCGTGTTATCTTTCAATGATACAATAATATCATTTTCTTCCAATATATCCAATATCGCTTGTATTGAGTCATAAAGATGACCAATATCTTCTTCACTAAATTGTGGATAATTAGATTGTCTTTTACGAAGCCAGTCGTAGTTAGATTGCTCTTCTTGTAATATATTGATTTGTTCTTGATTTTCTATGTTCATGACTAATTATTTATTATGATATTTGTAAACCAGCTGGTTTTACTAAAGTACTAAATGCATTATTTGGAGAAGTTAATTGACCAGTTGCTTTTATAATAAATGCTGCTGTTGTTGAGGCTGGTACACTAACACCAATTGTACCACCAAAGTTATTACCATATAAAACTATTTCAGGCCAGACAAGTAAATATCTATTGGTAGCTACTTGTCTGCCACTAATTGAAAATTTTGGAATGGTATATGTAACTGGTCCTAATGGTAATACAGGATTTGTAATTCCGGCTGCAACTGCACTAAAAGCGACAGGCGAATTGACGCGTGCTGTCGGCGAATCTGACCATTGCGCGTTAATGTAAATAAACAAATTAGTAGCACTGGCCAAATTTGTTACATTTGAGTAATCATATCTAACTGATAGATTATATATGTCTACACTTGTAACATTCATAACGCTTGAAACGTTAGCCAAAGAATCCCATACAAGATGTATATTATATGGGTGCGTAAATACGCCATTTGTACGACCAATAGGATTATACGTTGTAGTATTTAATCCACCCACATAATTAATATCTTGCGTAGCAACTACAACAGAAGTTGAAGGCACCTGTTTAATTACTAAAGAACCGTTTGATATTCCTAAAGTATCATCATCTACTTTAACACCCAAATTGCCCTGTGAGTCAACTGCAAATGCACCACTACTATTATATTTGATATAGTTACCAGCAATTATACCGTCACGTGCAACTAATTTACTAACTACAACAGTACCAGACACTGAATCTAAATAATAACCAGCTGTGCCAACGTTTATAGTACGTACTCCAGTATCTGGGTTTGTAAGTATTTGCCCATTAAAATTATCACTTTGTATATTTTTAGTCAACACAAAATCTGTTACCAAATTGCTAGCAGCAATTATATTTGATGCTAGCATACTATTAGATGCGATAGCACCAGCAGCAATTTTACCCGCCGTAATAGCTCCAGCATCAATTGTAACAGCAGTAATAGCATTGGCAGCAATCTTACCTGCAGTAATGGCATCAGCTGCAATAGCATTGGCAGTAATAGCATTGGCAGCAATTTTACCTGCAGTAATGGCATCAGCTGCAATAGCATTGGCAGTAATGGCATTAGCTGCAATAGCATTGGCAGTAATGGCATTAGCTGCTATTTTATCAGCAATAATAGCATTAGCTGCAATAGCATTGGCAGTAATGGCATTAGCTGCTATTTTATCAGCAATAATAGCATTAGCTGCAATTCTATCAGCAGTAATAGTTTCTGCGGCAATTTTATCAGCAGTAATAGTTCCAGCAGCAATCTTACCAGCAGTAATAGCTCCAGCAGCAATCTTTTCAGCAATAATAGCATTAACTGCAATCATGTCTGCAGTAATAGAACCAGCACTTATTGATATTGCTGAAAATACATCAGCTGCTATTTTATCAGCAGTAATGGCATTGGCAGCAATAGCATTGGCAGTAATAGCTCCAGCAGCAATCTTACCAGCAGTAATAGCATTAGCTGCTATTTTATCAGCAGTAATGGCATTAGCTGCTATTTTATCAGCAGTAATGGCATTAGCTGCAATAGCATTGGCAGTAATGGCATCAGCTGCTATTTTAGCAGCAGTAATAGCTCCTGCTGCAATAGCATTGGCAGTAATGGCATCAGCTGCTATTTTATCAGCAGTAATAGAACCAGCACTTATTGATATTGCTGAAAATACACCTGTTGCAATTTTATCAGCAGTAATAGCTCCAGCATCAATCTTTTCAGCAGTAATAGCATTGGCAGCAATCTTTTCAGCAGTAATAGCATTGGCAGCAATCTTACCAGCAGTAATGGCATTGGCAGCAATCTTTTCAGCAATAATAGCATTAGGTGCTATTTTATCAGCAGTAATAGAACCAGCACTTATTGATATTGCTGATAATACACCTGTTGCTATTTTATCAGCTGTAATAGCTCCTGCTGCAATTTTATCTGCAGTAATAATATTAGCAGACAATGCGTTTGTTATTGCACTATCTATAAATTGTTTGGCAGTTATTCTTTTATTTGTACCAGAATCTGACATACTCCTATCACTTGTATCTACTACTTGAATTAAGTAATTTGATGCAAGTCCGGTCAATAATGGGTCTAATTGGGAAGTCTTTGCCATATAGTCTATTTATACTTTTTTCTTCTTCTCTTCAGCGCGTATGCGACTCTGTATCTTTTTGCCGCGCTTTTCCAAACGATCAAGTACCTGATGTGCGTCCATCCAGATGTCTTTGTCTTCAAGCATCTCTTTAATCTCGCCTTCGGTAAGAAAGTCTGAATACATATCTTTGAAAAGATTTGCACTCCAGTTGCGTTCATGAACCATGCCATGATACATCTCACCGCCTTTGCCAGCAGTGCCAGCACTATAGTTATGAAATAGGAACATGCTATGATCTGTAATCATATACTCATCGGCCATCAAAAAGATCAGAGTTGCAGCACTCATGCATGCCCCTTCAACACTTACCATAATATGGGCTTCAGTTTCAGAGAGTGCCTGCATAAATTGAATGGTAGTAAACAGGTTACCTCCTGGGCAATTGATATGAATCTTTACTACATCGGATGGACGACTATTGCGTATATCATGAAACCATTGTATATAGTCACTTGCATCACCAATCTCTTCAGAAAGATAATACTCTTTGACTGCACCATAGTCGCTCGTAAAGCAATCATTTGCGCCGCCTTTTAGTAGATCCAGTAAGCCCTTATTTTGTATGTTGTGTTTATGCATGTCCAAATAGTTTTTTGGTAT